GATGTTGAATGGACTGAAGCAGGTCGCAAAGCAATCGAGGGTAAGGACTACTCTTACTTCTCTCCTACATTTTTACTTTCTGATGCTGGTGTTCCATTTGGTCTTCCACCTCGTGGTGAGATCGGATCTCTTGTGAACGATCCAGCATTTGAAGAAATCCCGCGCATCGCCGCATCACATACTGAATCTATTATGGACATCACTAACCTAGTTGAACTGGGGCTTGTCGAAGCGAGCGAATCGCCAGATACTGCCATTGAAACCGCAAAGGCAGTTCTTGCCAATCTCCGCGAGATTGCTCTGAATGCTGAAACCATTGAAGCTGCTGCTGTCGAGGCTGCAAATACAGCAGTATCTGCTGCTGATGCAATGACAGCTTTGAAGGATGAGCTAGCTGCACTCAAACTTGAGAATGCAGACCTAAAGAAGAAGATGGGTGCAAAAGCTGCTGCGAATGCAGAGCTTGCCATTGACGAAGCAATCAAGGCAGGTCGCATCGCTCCACAAGACGAAGATGCAAAGTCATTCTGGCTTACTTCTATCCTCGCTGACGATAAGGCAATGAAGGTTCTCGCTTCTCTCCCATCCAATGATGCCTTGACTGGCAAGACGATCCTTGCTGGTCGTTCAGAGGATGCTCCACAACTTACCGGAATGGCTCGCGTTGAAGCAGCTATCCGCGCTCAATCCCAACTCTAATAACTAATCATTATGGCTAATAACCTTACCCTACTGGACCTCGCCAAGCTTAACACTGCCGATATGGCAGTTGGCTTGATTGAAGAAGTCGCCACCGTTGCTCCTGAGACCACGATCATTCCTGCTCGTACAATCCCGGGCACTTCCTACAAAATCTCCGCTCGTACTGGTCGCCCAAGTGTCAGCTTCCGCGCCCTCAATGAGGGTACGGACGCTACCAAGTCGCAGTACACTGAGCGTACTATCGAAGCATTCCTGCTCTCCGCTCGTGTCGAGTGCGATAAAGCTGCTGCCAATGCTTATATCGACGGTGCTGTTGCATATCAAGCTCTTGAAGCTCGTGGTATCATGGCCGAAGCTCTGTACAAGATTGGTCAACAAACCATCTATGGTACGGCTCAGGACGGCAAAGGCTTTCCGGGTCTTCAAGCACTTGTCACTACCCTTGGAAGCGTAGTGGTTGACGGTACTGGTACAACTTCTGCTACTGGTTCTTCCGTTTATGCAATCGCCGCTGGTAGCCAAGGTGTTCAATACGTCTATGGTCAAAATACTGCTATTGAACTTGGTGCATTCCGCGAAGGCGATGCTTCTGATGGCAATGGTAAGCGTTTTGCTGCTTATATCGCTGACCTGACCGCATGGGTCGGTCTTCAGTGCGCTAACAAGTATGCTGTTGGTCGTATCAAGAACCTTACCGCTGATAGCGGCAAGGGTTGTACGGATGCTAAACTCCTTGATCTGCTTCGTCAGTTCCCAGTAGGTGTTAAGCCAACGCATTTCCTCATGAGTCGTCGTTCGGCCTATCAACTCGCGATCAGTCGTTCGATCACCCCTAATACCAAGCAAGAGTCCTTCTCTGGTCTCCTTAATGGTCTCCCAACCGAATCATTCGGAATCCCAATCATCGTTACCGATTCTATCGCTGATAACGAAGCACTCGTCTAATACTAACTAATTATTATCATGGCTTACGAATTTAATCGCAATCTGCAAGACAATGCTTATACTAGCACGGTCGCTATCGCTCAAGCTGGAGCAAACACTGCTACTTTTGACCTTGAGCAGGTCATCGGTGGTGACATCGAGAAAGTCGTCTTTGAACTTGCTGCACCTGTTGCTGCTGGTATCGCTGACACCAAAGTTGTTACCTACACTCTGAAGGATTCTCCAGATGGTACGACCTTCACGGTGCTTGATCCAAGTGTTGCTACGACCCAAACTGCTTCTGGTGGTACGGGTATTGCAGCCAAGACTGTCCGTTTTCGTCTCCCTCCTATCACGAAGCGTTATGTTCGTATTGAACAGACGATGACTGCTACGGCTGGCACGGTTACTGGCAGCATGGTTGCTAAACTGTTGTTCTAATGGTGTATCGCCCTTAGCTAGGGTTTTTTGTCGTTGTTTTCTCCTAGCTAAGGGTTCCCATTATCCCAAAAGGTTTCCGCAGAACCTAGCAATCCACTCGTTGCTGAATCTGCGGTATTTTTCTATATGGCTTGGACACAACTTACAGTAACAGGACTAAAGGATCGGCTCGCATCAGATGAGTTCGAGGCACTTCTTGCTGAGTCGCCAACGCCAGAGGATAAACTAACGGATATTCTCGGGCAGGTTGCTCAGGAGATCGTCTCACGGGTCAATGCTGGTCGCAGGAAGCGCGGTCTTGTCCAAGTTGCAGCAACAGGTTTGTACGCTCCCACAGGCTCCCACAGACACGCTTACGCGCTTGCTCGTCGTCTACTGTCGGAGTCATTCCCATCTCTCGCTGAGTTCAATGGTGACGATCGTAAGATCGCCGTTGAGTCCGCTGAGAACTATCTTGATGATCTAGCCAAGAACGATGCTGACTCCGACGACTACGGTGCAGTATCATTCGCAGCTTCCAGCTCTTCATCGTTCCGTTACGGTGGTGCTGCTCTTATGGACTTTACATCTGCACCATGAGTTTAATCCGTCAAATTGTAGAGAGTATTGCCGACACATTGTCAGGGCATACATACTTCCGTACTAATCCAAAGATCCCAGTAATCATTGAAGATCATAAGGATGTCGAGAAGTCCATTCTAGCTGCAATGCAATCAACTGGTGCATTTGTATTGGTCAACTTTGACTCAGCAGAGACTGATTCGGAGAATACTCCGGGTCCGTATTTATCTAACGCGAAATTCCGCGTGACAATTTCAGAGATCCCATCAGTATGGCGGTCGAAATCCAGTAAGTCTTCTTCAGCAACTGAAATAGCTGAGGCAGTTTGTAGGATTATTCATCACACTCAACCAATGGATAAGGATGATCTCCCTCTCTCTGGTGGTGTTATGTTATTCAACTCAATCTCTCAACAGACCAATGATTCGATGTTGCAACAAGTAGTTGTCTTCTCGATACCAGTTGGCTTAAGTACTTCAGAACCAACCAGATAACTTTATGGCTATTCCCGTTACCTTTGACCGTACCACGATCGTTCGTGGACCATGCCGCATCACCTACAACAGTCAGACGTTCTACTCCAAGGGTGGTGTGTCACTGGCAATGAGTAATGAGACGTTCGATAAAGAGAGCGATGCTCATGGTGTTATTGGTCGCGCCAAGACAGATCTGAAGATCACTGTTTCGTTTGAACCAGTTGGTGAGATCGAAGCGATCGCTACGCTCTTCCCATATAACACGATCCTTCCCGGTGTAACCGTATATGGTGCAACTGATAAGCCATTGGTAATCGTATCTGCTGATGCAACCTACACTATCTTGAATGCTGCGATCACAAAACTTCCAACGATTAAGTGCAGCGCAAATAGCACTGCAATCGGAAGCGTTGAGTTTACCGGATTGCTTAAAATTGGTGGTGATCCAAGCCTTGCTGTTGATTACTTCACGAAAACAAGTGGAGCAGCAGTTCAAGCAACTGGTTTTGATCCAGCAGCCATTATCACTGCTCCATATTACGCAACTCTTGGTGGGAGCCTTTCCTTCATGTCTGAGGCTGGATTTGACATCAGCTTTGACGTAAAGATGAACCCAATCAAGGTTGATGGTATCGGCACGGTGGATATGTCGTTCCAAGATATTGACTTCACTGTTACCTGTATCCCTACTGGTGTTGCTGATACATCGTTTGACACCTACTTTGGTGGATTGAGTTCTGGCGAAGAACTTGCTGCTGTTGCTCTTGATATTTCAACTCCTACTGTTGGTGGACTCAACTTTGACTCAACATCCGTTCAAATCATGGATCTCCAACGTCGATTCAGTCCTAATGACAATCGTCTTGGTCAGCTTACGCTGAAATCAAAGCGTACTGTCACAACTGGAGTCGCTAACCCGATCTACACACTCGCAGTAGTAGTCTAACTCTAATCACCAATGTATGTTGAATGGAGAACTGGTTTAACCAATATCATTCAGCTCGCTGGTGGTGGGGGCGTAACGACCGAGACATCAAATCTTAGAATCGAAACCGCTCCAACTTTTCAACAGGTTGCGTATATCGGTGGGTCTTGGGGTAGGCAATTCTATCGTCCCGGGCAACTTGTATCATTGTCGTTTGACTCTTTGAGAGAGTTCCCAACGCTATCTGATGCAGGTTTCTACATTAGTTATGTTAATGACCAATTCTCTAACCAACTTGGTGGAGAAGCGTTTATCGCTAACATCAGTGGGTCTTATGGTCAGAATCAGAAGGTAATAAATGTTGGTGTGGATGGAGTAATGAATAATGACAGATGAAGAATATAATAATGCACTTAAGAATGGATATAACAATGCTATCGAAAAACATC